AAGGCATATCTATGTAGTATAGCACAAGATCATTTGTCTTGCAACTGTTTTGCTTTTTTGTTACTATAATATGCTATGAACAGGATAGCAAGATATAATAGTGCGTCATTTATCATGACTAGGAAGAAGATAACAGAACCACCTACCCTAAACCACTCAGGTAAAACATGTGCTAGTCCTTCTGCAAACTTACGAAAGAGTCTTTCAAACTTAAAGTAGAGAAGAAGGAAAGCAGTGATTATAAACTCACTATAAGGTACAACAAAATATAAGGAAAGAAAAATAAAGAGAGGCCAGTAATGCCTCTCAGGTATTCTTCCAACTAATTTAAGATACTTCCTAACTAGTTTTTTCATTAACATTCCTTGCTAAGATCTTCTGCCATTTGTCCACCGATTTCTGAACCAGCATCCATACCTATCATCGTAGCAGCACCAGCAAGTACCCAACCAACAAAAGGAATAGAGGCGAGACCAGTAGTAGCAACAGCACCACCAACGCTTGCACCGACCATTCTACCTGTACCTTCTCCTGATCCAATTGCTTTGATGCACTCTTCTGATCTTGCATCTGCTTGGGCAGAAGGAACTCCTTGCCCTTTCTTATAAGGTTGGACAGGAACTTGCTCAATGATACTTTCCCTGTTGTTACCGAGTCCCAGAAAGCCACCTTTCTTCTTGACCTCTCTGATTCTTTGTACAGTCTTAGGATCGTTTGCTCTATATTCTATTTCATATCCATCCATATTAACCTTTGCCTTGTACGAGGTGTACTCGTTTACAGGTAGGTTTAATGTAGGCATTCTAGGTGGTCGATTAGCAATCATACCAATCATACCAAGATGAGACACCCCTAGGAGTGTCCCTAAACTAATTCCTATCCACTTGTTCATAAGTATTCAACACCTCTTTTATACCTGATAATGCTTCTGCATCACCATCAATAACAGCAACAGGGATAGCTATGCTAACAGCTGTTACTGTGATCACTGCTTGAGTTAATTGTAATAATTCTACCATACTATGTTAAGAATGTCTACCACTCTTCCTCCTGTTCCTTCATTTCTATGTACTCTTTGTTCTGTCTACAGACTCCATGTACATCAATCTCCTGATGAAGATGAGCAGAGGTGTGAAGACCCTCTATTAATACTAGCATTGCTAGTAGCATAACTGGTAACATCCATAGTGGATGACCCAGTACTTCATCAGTTTTCATTGGCGTAAGGGAAAAAGAACTCATCCATCATACGATCAGCATTTTCTTTACCGAATCTGCTGGAAAGATAACCTAAAATAGGATCCAATTTCTTCATATATTTATCGAAATCTTTATAAAATATAAAGTCATCACCCTCAGGTTGTGCTTCATCAACCATCTTACGATAGGTCTCAAGGTACTGTCTAAACTCAGGTAGATACTGATCTACCTCACTAAAAGTACAATACCGCACAAAAATATTCTCTGAAAAATGGTTACCCATCTCAAAGAAACGATACTTCTTTGTTGCTTTGGGTAATCCATCCACAGAGAATAGATATTTTTCTATTGGGTGTTGAAAATCAAAGACTATGATTACTTTCTTCTCAAAGAAACCCATGAGATCCATACCGAAACAAGGAAGTTTACTTCCTGTCTTAGGGTATATTACATTGTTATAGATATCAGATTTATCATCTCTAATATCCACACGTCTTGACTTAATAAAATGTGGAGCAGTATAGATGTCTGCTGTTAAATTCAGATCATCTTTGTTTCTCCAGTTACACCACCGAGATTCAAACTTGAACTCAGGGAATATCTCATCAAGAGTCTTCTTGTAATTCTTCCACAGGTTCATGATAATCATACCAAGGATGTACGTACTCAGATCCACCTACGTCAGACTGAGGAACAGCAGCAACAGCACGACCACTAGGTAGTCTGATTAGGAATTGCTCTCCGTTTTCAATTTTAGTTAGGTACTCTTCGTAGTCTTTTTCAAATTCTTCATGTGTAATTTCAATCATACTGTACAACATATCTCCTTATCTTGCATGTACATGAGTGACTCAGTGCATCCTCCTAATTGGATACCGTCCATCACTACTTGTGGGAATGTTGCTCCTTCACCAAACTCATCATAAAATTGTTTTTTGGTGAAGTGTTGATCTAATGTGTAGACAACATGCTTCAACTCCTCTAATTGCAAAATGCTCTTAAACTTGTCACAGTAAGAGCATCCATCTTTAGAATATACCGTAAAGATCATTTTAGTTGGTCTTTATTACGGACTATTTAGGATAGCTTTTCCTTCTACAGAAGCAGCATAATCTTTATCAAAGATGTCCAACCCCTTATCTGTAAGGATATGATTATACATTCCTTCAAAGACTTTCACTGGTATAGTACAGATATCAGCACCATATTCAAATGCTCTACCTACATCTCTTACACCCCTAATAGATGCAGCTAATATTTGTGTCGAAGTCCAGTCTTGTTTCTCAAACACATTAGCAATGTCCTTGACTAGACACAACCCACCGAATGAGTTGTCATCTACTCTACCTACAAATGGTGAGACGTATGTAGCACCTGCCTTAGCAGCAAGTATTGCCTGTGATGGTGAGAATATAAGAGTAACATTGACTCGTATATTATTCTCAGAAAGTTCCTTACAAGCAAGCAATCCATCAACTGTACATGGTACTTTGATAGTAGCACACTTAGGAAATTTCTTGGCTAGTCTCTTACCCTCAGAGATCATGTTCTCTTTACTACCAATGACCTCCATACTGATGTCTGTAACACCAATTTCTTTAATCTCTTGGTAGACTTCTTCGTGGTTTCTACCACTCTTTCTGATTAGAGATGGGTTAGTAGTTAAACCATCAATCAAACCAGTCTTAAAATGTTTACGGACTTCATCCGTTATCGCTGTGTCTAAAAATAATTTCATTGTACGTGTATAACTCCTTTCATACCAGCACCAGCATGAGGTTCACATTGAAACTCATATTCACCTGGATTATCGAATGTTACTGGGAACTGCTCCCCACTCATAAACGCTAGGTCAGGGTGTGATAGTTCATCATGCTCTAAAAATACTATGTTATGTGGTGGTAGATCTCCGTTTACGAATGTAACCGTATCACCTGCATTAATTGTAAGCTCAGAAGGATCAAACACCAGGTTCCCATTAGAACCCATTTGAATTGTCGTAGCATGTACAGGTAAAGCAAGGAACAATGTGATTAACAAAGAGAATAATAGTTTCATTTTTCCTCCAATGTGTTTAAAGGTTCCATTTTAAGGAACTGTTCATTCAAATTATAAAACAATTTATAGTTGGTTGTGTTAACCCAGTAGCCAATAATGTCCGAACCATCACAGTTGTAACCGTAACCTGTAAGTGGTTCATTAACACCATCTATTCTAAAGCACTTACCACCATTCTCTAGGTAGTTGTGAAATTTTTCGTCTAAATTAATCATCGGGGAAATCTATATTGAATGAGAGACTGATACGTGTATCATCTGATGTATTAGTTCTTATCCCGTGGTATAACCAAGAAGGAAACAACTTTATCATACCATTCTTAGGTACACAAGTGGTCTGCCACGCTAAATTCTCGTAACACTTCGTCGTCTCCATAACAACATGAGGACAGTTCATAAAGAAATGTCCATCTTCACCTGTAGTCTGATGATAATAGACTCCAGATATATCACACCTGCCATGAGAATGCATCCTAGCATAGTGACCCTTCTCTTGCTTGGTTAGCCAAGCAGATTGGAAACTATACTTCACCTCCTTCCAAGGGATATTTTGTCTGAACTTAATATCTTTACAGTATTTACTAAGATGTCTACCAATTTCCAACCTAAGAGTATGAAGATTATATTGAGATATAATATCTCCCTTGAACGAATCTTCAGAAATCAAATGAGTGTCTTGAAAATTGATAAAATTAGTACGTTCTACTGCTTCAGCAATCTCACCTTGAATTATTTCAAATCTTTCGACTTGTGCAGTATACACTGGAATGGGGTATAGAAGTTCAGTCGCCATTAAAATAATCCTTACGGTAATATCTACCTAAGATATTAGAATTATAGTATGCTGGCTCTCCATTGTCAAGCGTTTCCTGTAACACATTGTGAAGAAACAACTGCTTCGTCTCCTCGTAGTTTACTTTGCCTTTTGTTGAGTGGGTTGAGAGAATTTCTCTTTTGAAATATTCGTTCCCAAGTAATCTTCTATCTGCTTTAAGTTCTTCAGAGCTTCCGTAGTATCTTTTCCAATCGCTCTCAGACGTAACCCGTCTCTTACCACCTCTAGGCTTACGTTTTGACCAGAAGTATTTCCTACCGATGTATTTTTTGCCCGACTGCAAATTTGTAATGCAGTAGACGTAACCGAACTGGTCGCCAATATCGTCAGAAGTAAAAGTTGTACCCTTATATTCCCAGGCATTTTCATATACTCCTTCAGCCACTTGGGTCTTTGTGGAGGTTTCCATCCCATAATTTTAACTGTCATATATCTATATTTATTCCAGTAATCTTTCCTCTGTATGAGCACCACACTCGACTAGTGCAGCTTGTGCTATCTTTAAAGCATCATCACTAACATCACATACAGTACAATCACGATCAAGATTGAATGCTGCTACAGCAGTAGTTCCAGAACCACAGAAAGGGTCAAAAACTACCCCATCTTTAGGGCATGATGACCTGATAATTCTCTCCAATAATTTGACTGGTTTTTGTGTAGGATACTTACGCTTATTTTTCTCTGACCTAGAGATAAAATAGATATCATCCCAGAAATTCTGAATAGGAGACCCCTTAGACTCAGATAGATATATCTTTTTATATGGTAAGTTCTTACCCCAGTGAATCAGACCCTGTTCATCCAATTCTCTAGTCCTATCTTCCTTAAATCTCCACCCATACTCAGGTTCATAACCATTATATTCATACTTCTTACCTGGTCTTGACTTCTCGCCAGTCAATTTACCCAGTGCATAGAACCCTTTCTCATCCTTATTCTTAAATGAATTAGCAGCATAGGTTTCATCTAGTGGTTGGTACTCAACATCAAAATATGGGTCACCTTTACGGAAAGTTAAGATAGAGTCAACAATATTACCCCAACCCTTCTTGATATTATTCTTTGGACCTGACCTCTTCCATGAAATATTAGTGTAAAACTTACTTCTAACCTCTTTAGTAAGGTCACCCAATACTAGTGCATTACTATCAAAATTATTGTGACAGTACAACCAACCATTTGGTTTCAATGCTGCATAACAATCCTGTATTACAGTAGCATACCACTCAATATAAGCATCAGTTGACTCCCATTTATCATCAAAGGAGACCTTCTTGTTCTGTTCAAACATGAAGAACTCCCTATCGAGACCGAAGGGAGGATCGATGTATATTAGGTCGTACTTATCGTCATAATTATCGAGGTTTTCAACCCTCTCTTTTCTCAGTTTGATCGTCATAATGATTTTCCCACGGATCGGGTATTAAATTCCTTGGTCTTTGTTCTTCTCGAAAAATTCTTTCAGGCTCGACTGGCAATTGGGGGGTTCTGGGTCTTTGATACCTTTCTTCTTCTTCCAGTCGTTGTACATAGCTTGCATCATCCAACTCTGAGCCAGACTCTTCGGCCCATTCTCTAGAAGTTCTCTGTTGTACTTGCCGTGGAGTTTCATACCGAGGTACTCTTCTCTCCACGACTCGTCTCGTCGTTGTTGTTCTGTATCTTGGGTCACCTAGAAATATTCTACTAATGGTTTTCTTTATATTATACCACATTATAGCTTGAAACCAGTAAACGTGTCCTTTTTGACATCTTGCTTAATACTTCCAACCATATAACTCTCAACCTCAGTCTCTTGTGGTGCTACTTGCATACCCTTAGAGGATAACCAGTGTGCAGTCCAAGGTAATGGATTATTGGCTAGCGGTATATCGAAAATTGCTTTCAATCCAAGTGCTTTTAGACGACGATTAGCAGTCCATTCAACATAATTCTGTAATAATTTATCATTCAATCCTATAATACTCCCATCTTTGAACAGATATTCTGCCCATTCCTTCTCTTCATTCACTGCATCTTTGAACATTTGGTAGACATGTTCTTCCTCTTCCTTAGCAATCTCAACCATGTCTGGATCATCCCCTTCTTTCCATTTGTTGAGGATGTTTTGGGTGACTGCCATATGTTGGCTCTCATCACGAGCAATAAGGGAGATAATCTTGGCGGAACCCTCCACCAATTTAAGTTCCCCAAAGGCAAAACTGCAAGCGAAAGAGACATAAAAGCGAATACCTTCCAGAATATAAACATTTGCTACTGCCCTATAAAGTTTGCGTTTAAGATCCTTTAATGTCCATTCAGCATTGATATGATCTCTCCAATCAGGTTTCCAATTGTTACTTTGATCATACTCATGTGCATAATTAATGAATTCATCGTATGCTTTAGTGACTGATTGAGCACGTGCAAGAATCTTATCATCATCTAGGATAGTATCAAAGACTTCTGATGCATCTGGGTATACATTCTTGATAATATATGTGTATGATCTGCTATGAATCATCTCCATAGTCTGCCAGATATTCATACAACCTTCTA